AAACTATCGTGGCGATTTCCGCTGGATCAACGAGTTCGACCGCAATTGTAACCCTGACAAAAACAGCGGTTACTGGCGGGCGAAGATGGCGTGTGCCGCGAAACAGGTGTTCCCTGAATTCGGCTACTACATCCTCCACTTGCGCTGCAACCTTGCGGCTGACTTGGTGGCATGTCCTGCATCGAGCGGGTATGGTTACCTTGCGTAAGAGCAAAAGAAATCAGTATTGACAAAGTAGGGGTGGTGGCGTAAGCTGCCACCCTTACTTATGTCTAAACAAATACAACTAAACGACAATAAATTCACAATCGTAGATGATTGCGACTACGAAACATTAACTCAATATCACTGGTTTATAACTCCAGATGGATGCAATCCTTATGCTTGCGCCAGTGAAAGCGGGCGACATTTGCGTATGCACCGTCTCATAATGAACGCCACGGAAGGGCAAATTGTAGATCATATCAACGGGGACACACTTGACAACCGAAGATCAAATCTTCGTGTTGTTACGCCAAGTCAGAACGCCATGAATCGCCGTAGACGATCAGACAATGCTTCTGGATGCGTTGGTGTTAGCTATATTTCAACCAAACAGCGTTGGTTTGCCTACATTACGGTTGATGGCAAAAAGAAGATTCTTGGACAGTTTCAAGAAAAAGAGGACGCCATTTCCGCCCGTAAAAACGCCGAAAAGATTGTCTTTGGGGAATTTGCCCGACCAGATGAACACAAAGAAAGGCCATACATCCCGCATAGCGGAGTGGATCATCCAATTCAAAATAGGATTGGAAAGAGAAATAAGACTGGCAAAAAAGGAGTTAAGTATGCAACCCACCGAAATAAAACTAATCCTTATTCTGTAAGTATTACTTGCAATCGTAAGTCAATTCATCTAGGATACTTCAAGACATTTGAGGAAGCATGCGCGGCCCGCGAAAAAGCAGAACGCCAATACTTCCCGCAATACTTTAAACAAACCTAATATTATGAAGATTCCGATCCCAGAAAATTACACGCTCCCCGCCGAAACAGAGGATGGGCAATCCTTTGAAGAATTGGTCACCTTCCGTGTTGAAGGCGACTCCCTTGTCCCCACCATGATTGCTGGCGTTGAAATCGCCGCAGACGAGGGGGAGGACATGGAGATGGAGGACGAGGCCGCTGACGAAATGGAAGCGGGCGTGTCCCCTATGGCTGGCATGGGTGAGCGTATCATGGGCATGGCTTAAAGGACGGAGACCATAGGCTATGGCTCTCCCTACTTTAGATGCGGTGTTTGCTTCGGCGGCGGATCAGCCCCGAAGGTACATGCTTTCCCAGTGGCTGGTGGGAGAGAAAGAAGAAACACAAGGAGCTTCTAGTGTTTTGGTTTCGGGCGCTGGCACTGATACCTCTAATGGTACCTACACCTTGGATGGCCAAGAAAACGGAAGAAACAAATATGTTTCTGGATCAAATACCATTACTTGGGATGGAGCAAGTATTTGGACTTTATTTGATTCTTTTGAAGATCGAATAACATATGTTATTCAAGAAGATGTTCAATTTCCTTGGCTTGGAACTTGGATTGTGGATGATGCGGATGAGCCGCCTCCCACCGCAACCGAAATACCCACAGTCAACCCCATAGCCAATTACATCTCCCTCCCAGAACGCTATCTCTGGGCCAAAATTGCCGTAGCTGCTGGCGCACCCAAAACCGAAGCAGACTACATCTCCCTTCCTAAACAATATGTATGGAAGGATATTTATGATGCTGTTTCGGGGTCGAGCCTTGGCACTATCGACTGGAGCGAGAAACAAGCTTTGGGGCATATTGCAGCCGCCTATCGCGGAGACACCGCCAACCCCGCAAACCTAGCTACATATATCGATTGGCCTTGGCGCTATCAAGTGGCTTCAATCATTACAGCACTATGAGCGTAGAAGATATACCAAGACGCAGAGGAATGGAGCGGGGAGTTAAGCTTACGATGAGTGAGTTGATTGCTGGGATTGCCCTGATGGTCACCTTGTTTTCGGCGCTTAATGGTTGGGTTGTCTTGCCCGAACAAATGCGGTCTATCCAAGCCAATGATGCTAAACAGGATGCGCGGATTGAAATGATTAATAAAGAAAACCAAGAGAGATCTGAGACCTTGGCCCGCATTGACGAGCGTACAAAAAGAATCGAAGATTACTTGAAATCCAAGGGATTCTAGTCTAGCTTTAGACCTATGAAATCATTCTTTGCCAAAATCTGGGGGATTACCTCAAATGTCTTTAACTTCTTCCTTCCTGTCCTTCGGGAAATTGCCTCCTCTTCGGTAGCAGTTCTTCTCCCGATTGCCTTGGAGATCGTCCAATCGCTGGCCTCTACCGATAAAACGGGAGCCGAAAAGCGCGAAGCCGCAGTCAAAAAACTTACCACTGCTGCTAAAAAGCAGGGCGTCAGTGCCTCTGAATCCCTGATTCGTTTCACGGTTGAGTCGGCGGTTCAACGCTACAAGCTGGAGCAATAACCAAATGAAAGATAAAATCCTCGCATTTCTAGTTAGCAAGCTGGGTGGAGTTATTACCCCCCTCATTGCCATGGTGGTCGCCGCCATTGTATCCCGTCTTGCCATGGTTGATCCCAAGTTGGCAGAGTCCGTCGATCAAGTCAGCCTTACTGGCTTCATTGTGGCTCTGCTTATTTCTATCGTTAACTACGTTACAAACGAAGTGAACGTCAAAGGTATCAAGAAGATCCAAGCTTTGGTTCACACTGATGAGGATGGAGTGGCTGGGCCGATTACCTACACCGAAGTTCGTCGGGCCATCGCCATCAAAAAGCCCGTTCGCCGTAAGAAGAAATGAGATTATCCCATGAAACCCTCAAAGCAATACTCGTCCCAATCCCGCCCAAAGAAGATCGCAGAAATTTCTTTATCCGTTTATTCAGTTCCCTCAAAGTTGGAATCCAAATCAAGCGGGGCCATGATGGAAAAGTTGCCAAGTCCTACCGAATCGGAGGTAGAGCGGATTTCTAGGAATTGGGATATTGGGCGGCGTAAGTGTTGCTGGTAACCTGATGGGGTCTACCCATGTGGAAATCAATCCTGAAACTACTTGGGCTAGAGTCAAAAAGTGGCCAAGTGCCGTCCTTGCCGAATTCGCCATCCGTATCCAAGCCGAACTCCATGACAGAGCCGAAGCCCGAAAAGAAAACCTATCGGGAGACCAAGGTAACAACCCCGAACAAAAGCCGAAAGCCCATAAAGCCTCTGGCCATCGTTCTCCACCACAGCGGGGGAACCTACAACGGAGGAGTAAGCTGGATCAAAAACCCCGCAAGTAAGGTCTCCTACCATTGTTTAATTGCGCGAGATGGGCGCAGGACAGTCTTTGGTAATGATACAGATCGGATGTGGCATGCAGGGGTCAGTAGCTACAAGGGAAAGAAGGACGCCAATAGCTGGTCAATCGGGGTGAGTTTTGAAGGGGATAGCTACAAGGAGCCTCTAAGTGATGACATGATTGAGAGCGCCATTGAGTACATCAAGCCCAGACTAGAAAAGTGGGGAATAGGACTAGACATGGTGTTGGATCATCGTATTATTTCCTCACCAAGAAAAAGCGACCTCAATCCCGAAGAATACCGCAAATTTATCACCCGTCTTAAAAAAGCAGTAAAATGAGCAAGCCGTTGAAGCCCAAGAAGAAAAGCTACCCGAAAAAGCCCGAAGTCAAATCCTGCTACTATTGCGGGTCAAATAACATTGAACAAATCAGAGTGGCGCATGTCGGAGTTATTCGGACATGCAAAGATTGCAAAGAACAGCTAGACTAAGTCTATGGCCTCTCACGATCAGAGACTCCAGAAGGTATTGGACAAACTATGTCGGGATCTGGTTGAATACTTTGATTCGGGCTTTGTCGTTGCCACTTTTCAGGACGGGGCCGAAACCAAAAACGCTTTCCTTAAATTCGGCAATGATTACGCCATCGAAGGCATTGTATCCAATATCCATGACATCCTCTACGGGCAAGAAGAGGACGAGGACGGGGATGACGATCTAGATGACGGGGATCTGAAGAAGATCATCAAAGACTCTTAACAACCACACCAACACAATACATGACTACAGTATACATCTGTGGCCCTATGAGGTCACATCCAAACCTTAATCATCCTGCCTTCTTTGAGGCCGAAGAGACTCTGCTAAAAGCGGGGCACAAGGTTATCAACCCTGCAAGGATGGATCAGGAGTTAGGGTTAAATCCCCACAACTCCCAAATGGACAGCAAGTTTATTGAGGACTGTGCCCGAAGGGATATTGATGCGGTCTTTGAATGCGACGAGTTGGTTCTTCTTCCGAAATGGGAGAAGTCCAAAGGAGCCAGAGCGGAGGTTGCCGTAGCCCAATGGCTAGAAAAACCCTTGCGTCTCTACCCATCTATGGTTAGATTGGACAAAGAAGATGTGTGCGATATTGCCAAGCGTCTTACTTCCTATGATCGCCAAACCGATTACGGAAGCCCGATTGAAGACTTTACCAAACAATCCAAAATGTGGGGGGCCATCCTTGGAGTCAATGTGACCCCGCAACAAATCGCCATGTGCATGATTGCGGTTAAGCTTTCAAGACTTACCAACTCGCCCCGTCATAGGGATAGCGTGGCTGATATCTGTGGCTATGCGCGGTGTTTAGATCTTTGCAACCAAGCAACCTCTCTATGAGCAAAAAAATAGCAGTCCTCTCGGACTTCCACTGTGGCCACAAAGTAGGGTTAACCCCGAAGGGTTATCTCCCAGAAGAACCAGCCGAAGAGCGGTCACGTTGGGTAAACGCCAACAAAGCCTACTACAACTGGTATAGCCAGAACATCCGCAAAAACGGCCCATACGATATCATCTTTATCAATGGTGATCTTGTGGACGGAACGGGCAAGAAATCTGGCGGAACAGAACAGATCACTACCGATATGGAGGAGCAGTGTGATATGGCGGTTAAGATTATCCGCGAAATCCCGAAAACCAAAAACTGCAAGATTGTTATCACGAGGGGAACGCCCTACCATACTGGGGATTCTGAAGACTGGGAAAACATCATTGCAGAGCGTGTGGACGCCGCTATTGGAGAACATGAGTGGGTAGATGTAGAAGGTGTTGTATTTGATCTTAAACACCATCCAGCGGGCTCTAGCGGCATTCCCCATGGTCGCCACTCAGGAGTAGCCAGAGATCGTCTCTGGAACCTCATATGGTCTGAAAAGGAGCTACAGCCCAAGGGGGATGTCTTTATCCGCTCCCATGTTCATTACCACAACTTTGCGGGAGGCCCAGACTGGCTGGCTATTACCACCCCAGCCCTTCAAGGTTTTGGCTCACGTTTCGGAGCCAGACGATGCACAGGTATCGTGGACTTCGGATTCTTGATTTTTACAGTTAACAAAGGAACATACACATGGCAACCCATTATAGCAAAACTAGAAGAGCAAAAAGCTCCAATGATAAAATTGTAGTCCCTTCTTGGGACAGCATGTGGGAGTCGTTTGATGACCACAATCAGAAGACCACCATCGAGGCCATGAACGCCGAAGGATGGAGAACAGTCGATCAGGTGATTCAAAAAACGGGCCTATCAAGCCCTCGCATCTATAACATGGTTCGCGAGGGAAAGTTTGAGACCGTTAAAAAGAAAGTGTTCTACGCTGGAAAAACCAGAGATATTAAGTTTGTCAGGCCGAAGATTGTTTAATCGGGAAAAGTTGGTTAAGTTTTTTCCTTCGCCTTTTACATCCGTTGCATTCTTTAATGTTGGTTCCTAAAATCCGATCAATTGTTTTGGCAATTGGTTGGGCAATATTATAAATTAAATCTCCTGCCCCGTGTATTTTGTTTATAGCTGCGTCAAGTTCTGATGGGCTATATGAATTCATTTTCCAAGCTTCCCTTGGATTTAATTTCATAGCATTGGCCGTCTCTTTATTGTTTCTTCCAAGGGCCATGCATATTTGGCATTGTTTTGGAGTTGTTTTTCCATTCCAATAACCAAGATCACATATCCATCCTCCGCAAATTGGTTTTGTTGCGTATTTGCATTTACTCATAAAGCTTGACCACGATGCGACGACTAGCTTTTTGTTAACGTGCTTTTTTTAAATTTTGCACATCCTGTTATTACTAACAGGATCGGACTATATCTTCAACCATTTGGGTTGTCGGGTTCTCTTGTCGGCTACATTGCAGTTCTTGCAGTATGCCATTAGTCTCTACACCTTCAAGGCGGTTCCCCGCCAAGCTCGGCTCGGTATTGTCCCAATGGGATATCCACCGAATTCTCCCGATAGTGGCCACAAAATTTCAAAGAAGGTTTTACTATAGAATGTAAAAATGATATGTCTAGTTTTTTATAAAGATGTTTACCACTTGGGTGGCCACTCGTCAATTCCTTCATTAGATCCGTCTGGGTAAAACGGCCCATATTGATATCCATAAAACATATCAACATTATAAACTCTAATGCTTGGATTCTCCGCTTGTGCCCCGCCTTCGCGGCATCCCAGAGGACTACAACTTTCTCGTGAGTGCCAATGCATAAAATGAAAAACATAAATATACATTCCGCAAGATTCATATTCAAATAAATCTGGCTTGTCCTCTCTGTATGGAAGCCAAAGTTCTATTCCACTTTTTAAGTCCCTTGCTCCAGATACAATTGTACCTTCATCAAAAACCCTACCGTCATTAGAAATTTCTTCATTTACTATTCTGTAATAAAAGGCTAAACACGCATCCGCCCTCCTGTATCTTCCAGTATATGGGCTGTTGTAGGCATCGTTTCCCAAAAGCCCGCTACTAGAAATTGGGGTCTTACACGGAAGCGTTGGCCACATTCCCATAAAACCCTCTGGAGGACTAACGAGTGGGTCTCTTCCGCATTTTTTTCCAAATGTTTTTAACAGATCGGAGACTGTTGGCACTTCATAGTCTTCTGCTGATCTTATTTGACATTCCCCACAACAAGAGCAACTGATTTTGTCAAAAGGCCCTACAACAATTGAGTTGCCGTATCTTTTAATTATTTCCATCGGCAAGGCTTATTGCTCCCCTTCTTCACAGTTTATGGTTGATGTCCAGAACATTGAATTGTTTTTAGCCGCTAAAACATAAAGATTGTTTTCATCTTCTGGCATAGGAAGCTCGCTCCAAGATGAACCACTCCAATAAAACAAAAAAGAAACATCCTCCGTTGGAGTAAAAAGTTCCCACATTTTTTCATCTTCATTCCAGACCAAAAGTTGTCCATTTTTTGTTCCTGAAATTATTGATTCGCGTGTCTCACTTTCGTTTCCGAATCTTTTGGGATCTGTAACTTCAATTTGACTTTCTCTTGTTTGTTGTATTAAAAATTCTGGAACAGGCGAGCTAATTGTTTGATTTGCAAACTCATTTATCACGGAGTTTTTGTCATGTGCCCTTGAAAGAAATTTAGAAATCCTAAACGATACATCATTATTAATATTTGATATCAAGGCGCTTTTTCCAGAATTTGTTTGCCTTGAGGTCGCGTTGCGACTCTCAGAAGTTGTTTTATTATTCATTTAAGAACCTCGGCGTCAAAAACTGTTGCCCTAACAATAAACCATCCAAATTTAAAAAATTCTATATCTGTATCTATAACATAAGTTCCATTCCTTGGAACATCGGTTGGAGAAGTTGCAGGCAAGACTTGATCAATTTCTGTATCTAATTCTAAAATGGTTTCAGATGTTCTGGAAATTCCGACAATTGCTGATATTTCCGCTTGTGCTGTTATTTTTTGTTCCTTTTTTGAATTCGATTGTATTGTAATTTTTCCGTTTAGGCATGGAGGTATGTTTACAATTATGGGCGTTGATGACACTGACGATTCTTTTTGTTCTGAACTTGATCCCAATTCTCCAATCGTTTCGCCACCAGTTTGTTGAGAGGCGGTGACGCTAACACTTACGGAGCCAATAAGCTTTTTGCCAATGGCTGTTATTGTGTGTCTTTGTGGTTTAAATACGGGCCACACGCTTTTTACCCCAGCCTTTTCCAATATGGCTGCTTCTGTAACAATTGGGCCCTTGATAAAAAAGATTACCGTTTTTGCTGGCAAGTTTTGAGCCCATATTTCTTCAATATCTATGTTGAAAATTGGAGTTGCCGCAAGCGTTGCGCTGACTGTTCCGCGATCAGTAAGGCTTACGGAACTAAAACTCCCAGCAAGAAAATTGTCATTATCATACGATCCTAGCTGTGATTCTTCGTCATAACTAACTTCTATCGATTTTAAAACATTTGGTAAATTTAGATTTACTCTTGCTGGATATTCAATTCTAAATTTATTTAATTGTAGTTCAAATTCTTCAACATTGTATTTTTTTACAAGGTATTTTCCATCGCCTAAAGATTCAACATCTGCTGGAACTCCTGATGGAATTTCCGTTGTGATTGATTCTTCATATGGAATTTTTAAGTCAAATGCGGATTCGTATTCAGTAGCATTAAGTTTTTCAAAATTTTCGTCATCTTTTTTGTTTACTGTTGTTCTTTGTGTAAACTCGCTAATTCTTTGTTTTGTTCTTTGGTATTCGCCCTCTTTTTTATCAAGCACTGGCGGCACACCACCATCAAAATTTTCAATTTCTTCTATAAAGTCTTCTGTTACTTCAGCAGTTAGCGCCCTGAATTTTGCAGGAATAGTATCTGGTCTTTCAGATGTTATGGATTTTTGATCGAACACCCTTTCGACCCTAACCTCCGTTTTAACACTCCTTCCATCGCCAAGATTTTCAACAGATCCCTCAATTAATTTTGAATCTGGCTGAATTGTTTGTTGTCCACGCGCAAGCGTTTGGGTTCTTGTTGCAGTCTGGCCCTGTGGCGTGATAATAGTTTCTTCTAAAGATGTAATGTCTGGAAGGTTCCGCACATCAAAAACAACCTTTTTAACAAATGGAGTTATTTCCTGCTCGCTGCGGAAAAACTCGTTTTGTCCAAGATCAAACGTTTTGCTTGGATCAACCGTCCCCTCTATTGTTATTTCTCGCCTTATTTGCGGAATAGCTGCCTGAAATTTTGCTGGTACAAGATCGGGTTTTGATCTTGTGGCTAGTCGATCCGTAAATATACTTGCAACATTGGTTTCGGTTTTAACGGTTCTTCCATCGCCAAGTGCCTCAACGTTGCCATCAATTAGTTTTGCACCAATTGTTAACTGTTGCTGTCCCCTTGAAAGTGTCAGAACTCTGGTTGCGCTAATTCCGTTGGAGGTTAAGATTTCTTCCGTAATTGATTTGTCATTTTTGGGCAAGTTTCTAGAGGTTGTAGAAACACGTTTTACGAACTTGTTTATTTGTCGCTCGCTTTTTGAAAAGGTTCCCTCTGGAAGCTCAATGGTATCTGGAACTTCTCCAGCAATAGTTTCCTCAAAAACCACTTCTTCTTGTAGTGCTTGGAATTTTTGCGGTGTAAGATCGGGTATGTTTTTCTGCCGTGTGATCCCCTTGAAGACTTCTGGGATTTCAGATTTAGTAACAATGAACTGTCCATTGCCAAGTGCCTCACTGGAAATGGTAATCCGCTCTGTAGGCTGTTCGTTGGAGTCTCCTTGTTGCAGGGTTTCGGTAACCGTTACCAATTGACGATCGTTGTCCGTGGCCCTTTGTCTTATGGTTGAGGTCTGTGTTGTGTCCCGACTGGTTTCCGAAACACGCTTAACAAATTTGTTTACTTGTTGCTCACTTTTGGAAAGTTGTCCCGATGTCAGATCAGTTGGTGCCACGGCTGTTCCACCAAAATTGCGTTCGCTAGTCCGTATGGTGGCGGCAATTCGGAACTTTTGGGGCAGCGGGTCTGGGCGCTCTATTGAAAATGTATTGGCACCAAAAATATTTGGCGTTTCGACAATTCTTTCGACTACAGATTCGGCATCTTCGCGGGTTACTTCAACCGCTCTGGTGGCAGTATTTGATGGCGGAATATAGTCTTTAGCCGCCTTGCGTTGGACGGTAACCGTGGCTTGCTGGCGGTCGTTATCAGTTGTGTTGCCAATTAACCGTGGCCCGTCCACCTTGTAGGTCTGGACAATCTTAACTGAAAGAAATTCATTATAGGGCTCGTAGGAGGTTTGCGTAATGACTCCATTGACGTTCTCTAGGCTTCCCTCTTCTTCTCCAGTCGGGACAAAGAGTTGGCGGCGTTCTTGAACCGCTCCGCGAGAGGCATCATAAAAATCCCGATCCCGAATAGGAAAAAGAGAATTGCCATCATCGTCAGTGGCAACAGACCAAGACTCCTCAATCTCGGTGTAGACAATGGCAGAGCCTTCACGGGCTTCGTAGTTAACCCTCTGATCGGGGCCAAGGCGGGCAACTTGTCCTTCGTTCTTAACAGAGCGGCGTCTGCCTTGAATCGGGCCTAGATCATCATCATAGCGGGTAAACGGAACATAGGGAGCGGGGAGAATCTCGTAGATGTGCGTGACAATCTGGTCTCCACTCGCTGGTTGTGCCCCCGTGAACACATGGTTGGGATAGCGTTTGGAATCGGGGTGAGGGCTAAGATCTTCGGGAACCCTGTAGCCAGCAGTCCTTGGATCAAGCCTAATAGCCACAACGGGAAAATCCCGATCATTGGCTGAGTAAGAAGCGGTATAAAATTTATTGAGGGGCGGGTAGTCGGCCATGAGGAATCCTGAAAACTTACTCTAAAAAAGGTTGGGCGGCAAGATGATTTTCTGCTTGCAATGGTTATCGTCTATGCTAGGTTGCTCACTTGGAAGGCACTCGTCTTCCTGTTTTCATGTGTGTGGGGCGGGGTCGGGCCAAAAACTCGGCCCCGCTTTTTTTGAACGCTTGACAAGTTGGGTTGTCGGATATAACGAACATCTACCTATATGGCATATCAATCAAACCAACCAAAAGCACCAATCCTCTCACACTTTACCTTGGCCAAGAATGGGCCAAAACTCGTAGCCGTCAAGTCGCCCCCTAAGTGGGTGAAGAACAACTCATTGTGCGTTATCGAATTAATCGTTGATGGCGTGGCCCATGTGTATTTCACTGAGAATAAAGACATTGCGTCGAAGTTCCAGCAATATGTGGGCAAGTCCGTAGTGCTGATTGCTTCTGGAAACTCCAAGCAGAAGACCGATTCCATGGAGATCCAGCCCGCTGGTGTTCCCGCTTCCAGCCTGCCCGCCGCCCAGAGTGCCCCGCAATCGCCCCAGAAGCCCGTAGAAAAGGTCATCACGGCTCCATCCTATCCAGACAAGGATGCCAAGCAATTCCTCTGTCAGGCGGCTAATCTGATGCGTCTGTGCGTTAAGAAGGCCAATGACATTTCTGTGGAGTTGGGGCTTCCCGACCAGCATCGTCAGGGAATAGCAACGACGATGTTTATCCAAGCGGATAGACAGGGCTTCATTCAAGCCATGCCTATCACGGCTTACACCCCCGAACAATTGGGCTTCGGGGCAAGCAAGGCCGAATCCCTGAACAGTCCACAAGCGAATGACTAACTATGGAGGATGCGGCATCGAAATTCTGTCGCATGATAAGGGATCATTCCTCGTACAAAGTCGGTCTCATCGCGAAGACTACTACATGGTGGAATTCACTACCGATGAAATCGGGGATATCACAGGGTGTTCCTGCACTTGTTCAGGCTATCAATTCCGCAAAGAATGCTTCCACATCCGATATCTCTGCAAACTCTTGGGCGTCCAAACGCCGAAACCAACAAACAACCAACTAGAAAGAGCAGCATAATATGAAAGGCAAAAATAAAGTAGCAAAAGTCATGGGAGAATACGGCAAGGGCAAACTTAAAAGTAGCTCTGGCAAGAAAGTCACAAGCCAGAAACAAGCCGTGGCCATTGCACTCAGCGAGGCTGGCATGAGCAAGAAGAAAAAGAAACGCTAGTGACTGTCACTAATACATACAATCTCCCACAGCCCTTCGTAGACCTCGTCAGCGAGGACGCCTACAGCAAGGGCGAGTCCGATATCACTACTACGGGATTGGCCCAACCCCCCAAGATTTCAGAACTGTGGAGACGCCATGGCAACGAGATCACCATGGACTGTTCCGAGAAAGTGTGGACAATGTTAGGAACTGCCAATCACTACGTTCTGGAGCAGATTGCAAAACGCAATCCTGAACGCTATGTTTGCGAGCAACGCTTTTATATCGATGTGGATGGCGTGAAGCTGGGTGGACAGATCGACCTCTATGACCGCGAGACCGAAACCCTATGGGACTATAAGGTTAGTAGCGTCTACAAGGCCATGAGTGATGACAAGCTTGAGTGGACAAAGCAAGCCAACGTCAATAAACTCCTGTGTGAACACAATGGAATCCACCCCAAGAAACTGGCCATTCTACTTGTCTGTAAAGATTGGAAGCGCAAGGACGCCGAATTCAAGGCCGACTATCCCAAGTGCGCCATCCAAGAAATTCCGCTCCAGATTTGGCATGAGGCCGAAACAATGGCTTACATTCGTTCCCGTATCGCCTTGCACAATGCCGCAAAGCTGGTAGAAAAAGAGGATGACATCCCCGTCTGCACCGAGGAAGAGCGTTGGAGTAAACCCACAACGTGGGCCGTCCTCAAAGAAAAAGGAGCGAAACGTGCCGTTAATGGTGGCGTTTACGGATCTGAGGCTGAAGCTTTGTTACACTCAAAAAGAATCGGTGGTCATGTTGAGAAACGGGAGGGTGAAGAAACAAGATGTCTTAGCTATTGCCAAGTTAGGCAATGGTGTAACTTTGGAAGAAAACTAACAAAATAAAACTATGAGCATAGAATACAGAGGAGAAAAGTTCAGTGGCTATAACAAGCCAAAACGCACGGCCAATGGCCCTAAAAAATTCGCCGTCCTTGCCAAGCAGGGAGATGAAGTAAAACTGGTTCGCTTTGGTGACCCAACAATGTCGATTAAGAAAGACCAGCCAGCCCGAAAGAAAAGCTACTGTGCGCGTTCTGGTGGCATCAAGGGAACAAGTAACAAACTGTCGGCCAATTACTGGTCGCGCAAAAAATGGGAGTGCTAATACTATGAAAAAACGAGGACTATACGACAACATCAACGCAAGGAAAAAGGCTGGCACTAGTCGCCCGAAATCCAAATCTACTATCGACCCCAAGGTCTATAAGAAGATGAAGTCGAAAAAGGGCGGGTTTAAAGAAAAATGAAACCACACCCAGACGATAGTATCTTTAAGGTCAAAGACTTCATCGACGAACTCTCGCGGGTTCAAGATGCTTACTTTGAGTCCTTGTGCTTTGAGCTTGGATTAGATGGAGAAGATAAACTCCGAGATCATCTATTCGACTATATCTATAACGAAGAACAGCTAATTACCTTTGGAGAGTATCTGGATAAGCTTGGTCAGGGGGATCTTTGGGACGGGCTGTGACCCTCAACATCTTTACTATTGTCCTTGATGGCTCTCCGTGGATCGGGGCGCAATTTGCCGAACTATGCCGATTAAGGGATACCGACTGGCATTGGTCGATTGTCGAGGGTGCGGCGATGCCCGTCAAAGATACGGGGTGGATGGGCAATCAGATGGGGAAAGTCTCCCATGACGGAACTAACCAGTTCCTGCAAGCACTGGCTACTCATCCCCGAATCACGGTTAACTCCAAGTCCGAATGGGGCGGGAAAACAGAGATGATCAATGCGGCGTTGACTGCATTTAAAAAAGACGGCGTCTTACTTCAAATGGATAGCGATGAGTTGTGGACGTTCCACCAGATGATTGAATTGCTTTACCTATTTGAGAAAAACCCCGAAGCAAATACAGCCCAATTTGAAATGGATTATATGCTTGGCCCTAACGTAAAGTCCACATCTACAGATGGTTATGGCAATAGAAAGAATGAGTGGATTCGGGCTTGGCGGTATAGTGTCGGGATTTGGATGGAGCGGCATGAACCTCCCGTATTCAATGGAAATAAAGGCAAGCTGCTAGATCGTAAGGCAACGTCTGCGACAGTCGGAAGCATTCTCCATATGGCATGGGTGACGCCGCAACAAGTAGCCCAGAAGCAACGTATATACAAAGGTGGATACGAGAATGCCTGCGAGGATTGGGAGAGGCTACAAAATAATACGGAGTGGCCCGTAAAAGATCTTAAACAGTTTTTGCCATGGGTTGGAGTCGGGGCTTCGGCGGATTTACTTTTCAAGCAATAATCTGCTATTGACCTTCTGTAGCGAAGGTGGTAATTTCTTTGCCAATTATGTCGAGTCTCACAATGGGCTTGGCGGTTGAAAGACTGCCAGCCTCCGTCCAGCCACAACCTGACCCGCCCGACCTAGAAGGTTTTGATGGTCAGGCCGAACTCCGTAATAACATTAATCGCTTCTGCGAAAGGGTGATCGGAGAGGGGAAATGGGTCGGCACCTTGGTTCAGGCGATGATCACGGCCTACGAGGACGCCAACGACAACAAGTTCATTACCCTCCCCCGTCATCTGGAGACCTGTATTCGTGCGGGTAAGGCGGGCTATAAAACCACTTCCGTTCAGAGCGAGTGGTATCAGTATCTTCCTCAAGGGCGCGGCATTCGTAAGGCGGATGAAAAATACTACGGCCCGATTCAAGACACGGGAGAAGGGTTTGTAACCTTTCGGGATATAGAGACGCCATCCCAACTTACCCTATCTAGCAGCGAAACAGAGTGTGCAGGAAGCTATATCTGGATTCGCGGAAAGGACTCAAATGGGAATAAAATTTATTCTACAGTGGATGGAGAACGAGTGGAGGGAATTCGTCTTGACCTTGGAGATGGAACCCAAACCACAACCCAGACATTTGCGGAGATCTATTCTGTCGAGAAGACCCCTACCACGGGCGTTGTCTCTCTATCGGCTGGGGCAACCACCTTGGCGAAGTATGAGGCGGGTGAGCGGGTAATTAGCTACCGCCGCTATCTGGTAGATCGCAATTGGGACGCCGTCCAAGGCATCTTCAAGCGCAAGCATTGTTGGGCTATCAGCGACAACGATCCGCTTTATCCTGACTCTCTGGAAGCCATCAAGCTAGGTCTGATGGCCTTGAACGCCGAAGAGAAGGCCGATGTCGAGCGCGGACAATATTACATGGACAGAGCAATTTTACTTCTCAACGCCGAACTAAAAGAGTATAACGCAGGGCAAGAAGGGGTCATGCAAATCGCTCCTTGGCTTACCCGCCGACTCGTAAACATGACTTAATTATTATGACTGGATCTGGAATTTTTAATATGGGTGCAGCCCCTATCGGAATTTATGGTCAACAGCCATGGCAAGAAGAGGCCCGCAAAAGGCTTTATTCTGAATCCTTTGGGCGCGGTCTTTCAATGCAGGGCGTATCTTTAAATAACGCAAGCCGAATGCAGCAACTTTTGGCGCAAAACTATGCATCTTCTTTTTTGCCAAGTGGGGCCACTTTGGGCGGTGGAACAATTTCTGGATTTGGAATGCCATCTTCTGGAATGAATGTTCCTAAATCTGTTGGCGGAATGCAGCCAGATTGGATGCGTAATATGCCGCAATATCAATTTCCAATGATGGGGCGTATGGCGTATTCTTAAATCATGTCTGTTCAAAATCCATATTCATCTTTTGCAGATCCTAATTCGTTTTTGGGTCAGCCATTATTGCCGAGAGTTGGCCGCGCACTTTCTAGTATGTTTTCCTCCATGGGGCAAACAATGGGAGCCAATCCTCCGACCTTTGCTGGCGTTCGCCCGCTCCCACAGGGAGCTAAAGCCCCTAATCTTAATCCTATTCCTTTTTTGCAGAGACTTAACCCGCTTGCCAACACGCCATTAATTGGCGGGGCAGCACAGGGGCGCGGGCCTCTCAAGGAACCCCCAACCCCCGCAACCCCAGAAGAAGCGGAAGCGGCAGGACTTGTCACTCCAACCTTTCCAAGCGGAAGACCAATTGGTGGGTTTGATATTTATTCCACGGTTCCGCAAATGCCGCCAACCGCGCCGCCACAAACATCGCAGTTTGCCGCTGTCAATCCCCGTCCAGCCACAGCAGACGATATTGATGCGTTTTACGGCAGGGGTGCATACGCACCACAGCCAACCACTCCCGTTGAGCCCGCTACGCCTCAGAGAGTTGGAGTTCGGACTGCCTACGGAATGGTCTATCCCACAAGGGGTCAGGATGAATCTGGCCACTCTTTGGATCAAACGGCTGCTGCACAACGTTTGGCTCAAATGCCAAAAATGGGGGCTAGACTTGCTGCCGTTCGTGAAAACATTGTAAGACCGAGCGTTATTAATCCATTGATAAAAAATATTGAAGAAGGGACGGCGGTTAGTGGGCCAGCCTCTCTAGAAGGACTGACTCAAGCCGAGAAAATTCAAGCAATGAGAGCCCGTGGAAGGCAGATTGCAAAAAATATAAATCAAAGAAATCAAGATTACTTTGCCTCTCAACGTGGTGGGCCGCAGCCACAGCAGCAAGCGGTTGCACAAGCAAGACCGCAACGCCCATCGCAAACTAGGGGTGGTCAAACAACACAACGTTCTTGGAGCAATTACACAGGAAACAACCCAATTCGCGGGCGCACATATAGCAACACCCCTTCTAGCTTTTATGGATTTTCAGGTAGCGGACAACCTATAGTTCGCATTCCAACTGGTAGCGGAGATGTTGTATATGATGAAGAATCTGGAAGGTATATTCCTGTTTAAAATACTATGGCAAACGGACTAACAGATTCTGATCTAAATCGCCAACGTCTTGGGTTCGGGGTTTCCCCTGATACAGCAAGCCGCCGCCGCGCAGTTGAAGCTGGGGTAGCTCCACTTACAACTGGCGAACAAATTCGTAGAGGTTGGGGATGGGGGCCGTCTACACCAGAGGAACAAGTGGCATTTCAGGCGGCAGAAGTTATTGAGCGTGGCGGGCCAGTGGAACAAATGCCTGTTGAATACGGTGGTCGCCCCACTGGAACATCCCGCAGGGAAATGAGGATGCGAGCAGAATACGATAAGGCACAGCAGGATTATCTTCGTAACCAATTAATTGGGCAACAAATGGAAGAATCTGCTATACGAATGGAAGAATTTGAACTTGCGCGTGAGGCGCAAGAAATGGAAAAGGCGAGGCAAGCAAAGATCAGAGATGAAGCAAGGTTTATTTTTGAGTCAATCCGTGGGGGTGTTCAAACAGGAACCGATGAAGCTGGTAATCCAACATTTTCCGAACCAATCAATCCATCAGATGAAAGTAGTTTTGACAGGATAACAAACTTGATGGGCCTCCAATATGGAACGGAAAATACGCTTGCAAGACAGGCTGTAATGAGACTGTATGAAGATTTCCTAAAAGCACAGGAGTCTCGCGCAGCACAAGCTGAAAAAGGCACTCAAGAACAACAGTCTTGGCTTATTGGGCAGCAAGAGGAGGCTGCTACGCTAGGGATTGATGCCACAAAATTTTTCACAACCGATCCACAAACTGGAGCCATTTCAAGGGTTGACCAACTTGGACTCTCCAAAGCAATTGGCGAAGCAAAACGCAAAGACTTGGAAAATAAAAACAAAGAAATTGCATCATCAAAATTGGACGAGGAAACAAAGGGATTGGCGCGTTCCGTTTTGGATGAAATCAACAAAACTGACTCCGAAATTCGCAAGGCCAACTTTGATGCTGGCAGAACCAAGGGGGCCATTCGTGACGAAAATGTCGCCAAGGCCGAATTCCTTCGTAGCGAGCGAGATGTTTTGGTTGAGCGATTCAATGGATTGATGCCACAAAAACCAGCCGAAGGATCGGGGCAGGCGCAACCCGAAATTCCCAAATTTAACACTCCTGAAGAGGCGGAGGCGGCGGGGCTTCAGGCTGGAACAATTGTTGAAATCGGAGGACGGCGAGCTAGAATAGACTAATGGCCATCACGTTTCTAGATGAAGAAGACGAGATTGCTCCTGCTGTGCCAACGACTGGTAAGCGCGGGATTACCTTTTTAGACGAGGAAGAACCGACTGCCGAGGAGGCGGTTAAGCCAGAGCCAGAAGTCCTTACTACCCAAGGCGGGCGCAAGATTACGTTTTTAGATGAGGAGCCGACCACTCCAACATCAAGACTCCTTCAACTTCCAGAAGCCCCGAAGACTCCAGAGTTTACTCCCCAAGCTCCCAGCGAAGGTGTTCTTCGTCAAGCCGCCGATCTTCCAGTTCAATTTGCCGTTGGTATCAATAACTCCGTTAAGGGGTTGACCGATCTTTTTGGTGCAGACAATCCCGTATCTCAAAATCTTAGCCAGAACGTAGATTGGTATCGTTCTTTACTTTCGGCGTCCTCCAAACAAGACGAGGAAGAGGTTGGGCGCATTCTTAAAGAGGCAGAAGATAAGGGAATGTTGGATCAGTTGTCGGCTGGTCTTGAAGCATTTACCGTTGCTCCTGCTGATTTTGTGGCTTCGGGCTTGGGATCGCTTGCCGTGTTTGCTGCTGGCGGTTTGGCTGGTCGGGCTGCTGGACTTGGGACTAGAGGTATCCAAGCTGTGCAAGCTGGATTGGGCGCTGGTATGGGGGCGGGTATTGCCAAGGGCGAGATCTACCAATCCGTAAAAGATGAGATGCTGGCGCAAGGCAAGACCGAAGAAGAGTCTCGTCAGGTCGCCATGGAGGCTCAGTCTTTTGGTGGAAAGAATCTGGATCAGATTTTGGTTGCCGCTGGTTTGGGTGCGGCGTCAGCCTATACTGGCGCTGAAAAGATTATCAGCAAGGTTTTGACCAAGGGCGGGCTTGATGCCACGACTACCAGAGTTGGCAATATTCTCAAGACGGGATTGACTGAGGCGGTTCCTGAGTTTGCTCAAGCAGCACAAGAAAAGTTTGCTTCCAACCTTGCTCTTCAACGCGAGGGCGCGAATGTTTCTCTCACTCAGGGCATCTTCTCTCAAGGTGCTATGGAGGGATTGGTTGGACTTGGTCTTGGTATGGGTGCTGGGGCCATCGAACCCCGCATCCAAAGACCGCCTACAGAACCACCTACCAAAGAACAAGTCGCCGCCGCAGCATCCGAAACCCAAGATGTGGCAAGGCAGAATAAAGATGTGGCTCCCGCTACCGCATCCCTTGTTGAGGGCCAAGCAGAACAGATTGTCCAAACACAAGAAACCCCCGAACAGCGAGTAGCCCGTCTCCAAGAAGAGGCTACCGCAGCAGCAGGAATAGAACTAGAAGA